TTTGTATTGCACAGGGCTACACTCTGATTGGTGGCTAAATAAGCCTCAGAAACAACGTAAAAGGCTTCCTTATAGGAACGTATAGCCTCTGGTGTTACCGTTGGTTCTACCACTGTACAGGTGGACAGAAGAGCTTCAGGGATGGGCCTATAGACAATTTCTGTTTGTACGACAGGCTGATTCTTTGAGCACCCTAAAATGCTCAGACAGATCAGCACCATTATCGATACTTTCTTTACTATCTTGCTTATCATTTGAAGCCCTCTCGTTTTTAACTCTATCCCACTCCAACCTCACATCTGAATGCTCTTGTGAAACATTCTCTTGCTGCTCTTGTAAAGTCTTTAAGAGATTTTCAGTGTATGCGAGATCATTCCTCATTTGAGTAATCGCCTTATTATTGTTTTCGATTACAAACTCATACTGATGCACCGTGTTCTCCAGTTCCTTTATTTTTGTTATTCTTGTATGGAGGAATAATGAGAGGGATAGAAGCATTGCAAGTAGTGTTATCACTATGTAAGGAAGCGCTCTGCTTAGTAAGGAAAACATTATTTCTCCTTTGAGTTGGTGTTAGGGGATGAATGGTATTCTACGGACTGGCCTCATTTGCCGGAATCATACATCCTCCTCTATAGCTTTCTCAACAATTGTTTTCTCAATAGCTGCTTGGCGTTCGTCGTCCTTGTTCCTGTGCCATTGATAAAACCCAATCACTGTAGTGAGGATTCCGAAAACAGCAGTTACAACAGTTGCACCAGCCGCTCCAATGTTAATGAGCAGTGAAACGTCCATTAAGAAACAAGACCAGACAGTGAGGATCACCATAGCCCATATCAGAACTACTCTCCTGAACAGCTTCTGTCCGTTAATCAATCTATTTGTCATATTTGTTTCCATGGGTTTAGTTTGAAAGTTAAGCCCTTTCTTGGTTCATCTTGTCCTTGGTGAGATGGTTTAACTTTGAAGCCTAGTCGGACAACGAATGCTCTGTCCTTGGTTATCTCTTTGACAAGATAGAAGCCATAGTAGGTGGTTTTGTTCTCTACTTTGACAAACTGCCATCCACCAAGCCCTTTCTTGTCCTCAACAACATAATCCCCGTAGTAGGTAATTTTGCTGCCAACAACAGGGGCAGAAAACATATCTAGCAGTCTCATGTTATTAGCGGGGTTGCGTATGGCTGCCCACCAATACATAGCGAGGAAAGAGTCTACATCTACACCAAAAGGTGTATTCTCTTCCCACCATCCGCGTTTATCCCCAAGCAGCCCATCAAAGTCATTCCCCCACAACCAAGCCCATCTAGGTAGGTTGACGATCCTACGTCCATCACTAAGGGAAACCCCCTCCTTTCGGAAGGGGATTGCAATAGCAACAATAACAAGACCAGAGATGATTCCAAGCAGGCGAAAGAACAAAAGAAACAACCATTGCCTAGCTGCTTTCAAGATATCATTAAGCATATCTCTTTATCTCCATTTGCTCTCTAAGCCTCTTTACCCTACATCTTTTCATGAATTCCCTTTGTTTTACGAAGTGATTTCCTTCCCACCAAACTCTTTCCACTTGTTGACAAGTTCTTGCATCTTAACTTCACGTTGACCATACCCAGCTCCGGGGAGAGATGCCCAAATATTACTAACCTTAGTTATAGCTGTCTCAACTCTTCCCTTCTTAATGTCCTCGCAGGCTCTACGCTCTTTGAATTGTTGGATAGCGTACATATCTTGGGAAGCTGGGGAGAAGTCTGGAAGGTCTAACTGCTTCTTGTAGTGAACCCAGTACCTGTGAAGAATCTGGTAGCGTCCGGCAGCAGTAGACTTGATGCCGTATCGAGGAAGGTCCACTAGAGTGTTAGGATGATCTGAATAATCATGAAAGAGTTGTCCGCCAACTATCACATTATACCCATTCTCATCTCCGTATCGGTCTGTTCCTTCTGCATAGGAAATCATATCAAGGAACGCTTGCACGTTCCTTGCCTCTTGGGGGTTTTTAATTTCATCTGTGTAATATTCCATATGTCTTTTCAACTACCCCTCTGAAAGTGCCTAAGTTATAGGTTGATATTTGATGCTGAGATAAACAAGTCGTCCATCTGCTCGCTGGAGATGTCCAGAGCTGAGGAGATAGCTTGCATTGTGGGACTGTCGCGTCGCCAGTGTGTAGTGTCATTTAGCGCCACTTCGACCAAGGCTTTTTCGGTGGGATCGGTGATCGACTCGACAAAGGTCAGCACGTCAGGCCATAGCTCCGCAGTGATTAGCGCGGCCTTGCCTTGTGCTCGTGTCACTTGGACAGGAACGGGCACTGGCTCAGGGTCAGGCGGAGAAAACTTTCCGTCTTTGTACCGCCACCCCGTCCCAACTTCTTCAGAGCAAACCACCCACTCAATAGACGGATGAAACCGCCCTTTCGGGTCAATGTCCGTGATTTCGGCTACACGGTCGCCATCTATTCGTGCCCACATATTCTTCACCATTGAATGATCACCAGTCCGTCCCCGCCTTTCCCTGTTGAGCCGGATACCGCGCCACCGCTCCCACCGCCGTGCAAGCCGTCTTCACTATTGCTTGCACCAACACGACCGGGACTACCTCCATCGCCACCGCCATTACCGCCAGCAGGATTGCTCTCGGAACCTGCCCTTGTGCCAGCCGAAGAAGGTCGGAAATTTATATCCCCACCCACACCGACGCCACCGGGACCAGCATTGACAGCGCCGCCACCTGTTCCGCCTGTTGCGCTTAGAAGAGTTCCAAATGAACTGGCCTCACCATTCGCCCCAATACTCCCAGAGCTTGCACCAGCCCCGCCAACGCCGACCGTGACTGTGACGCTAGGAACATCTGTCAGATCGACCAGCTTAATGGCCTTTCCGCCGCCTCCGCCTCCGCCTCCGCCGACCATGCCGCTAACCCCCCCAGACCCGCCGCTACCACCAGCTCCAATGACTGTGACCCATGCCTTGCGAAAACCCTGCCTAAGCACATCTGGCACAGTCCACTCATGGACGCCAGCCGTGTCGAACACAGCGATGTTCTGGTTTAGGTCACCGTCAGAGAATGCCTTCTCCCAGTAAGTACCTCCTACGTCAGTGGTGGGGTCTTGAACTACTCCACTAGGCCCAGAAGAACCAACGGACTTGTACACCACCCCGTCCGACCCTTGGACGTAAGACAACCCACCACCTTCATACTCTGTTGCCCCATCCCACTGAGGGATACCCCTTTGGTTGACGTGAGCAAGGTATTGATCCTGTCTACCTTGAATCCAGTTCTCATATTGGTAGGGAGGTACTTCTGCTGTCCACCCTGTTTGAATCTTTTCGTCGGAAGGTTTGACAGCAGCTCCGCCACTTGCCCACACTTCCTTCATATTTGGTTTATCTAGTAACGCCATCAACTATTCCCCTTGTTAAAATAAAGCTGCCCATTTACCGCCAACACTGCTATCATTTAAGTCTCCGTACCCTTTTGCTCCGGGAGCACCCTGAAACCCAAAGTAATTGCCCGAAGGGAATTGCCCGAAAGAAATTCTCACTCCAGCAGGTTTGGGTACGAAGTAAGAATCATACCCCCCTGTGGAAGTCTTGTATGTGAACAAAGCCCTTTCAAACTTACTAAGCTCCTTTCCAATCAGGATGGTGTACTCAGCAGTGCCTTCAGAAATTACGTTGTTAATTGTTGCCCCAAAGACAAAGGAGATGAACTCCAACATCTCATCTGGTGTAGCTCTAGTTGTGTTCTTTGCAATCTTGGCTTTGATGAATAATCTATACTGCTCATCATTCAGCACAGTATTACCAGAGAGGGGTTCCCCCAACCCGTAGTAATACCCCCCTCCCACGTCAGTGTTGTCTAAATCCCCATAAGCTCCAGCAGCAGGATACCCTTCAAAGGCAAAGTAGTCGAACAAGTCTGTAGAGATTAACTCTCTTGGCTGCCCAACTATCCTCCCTATGATGTCTAATTGCTCCCCAACCGCTGTGTCAATACTCCTCTCTGTCATGAGGCTTTTAAGGGTGTTTTGCAAGTCTCCATCCAACATCATCGTTTGGAGGTACTTGTCAAAGACAGGCTTACCCTTCAGCTGCTCTGTGACTCGCTCCCTTGCTTCTGCAAGATAGTCTTTTGATGTAAAAACCTCATCCATTATCTATCCCTCAGTTAACGGTTATGGAGATATTCACATCGCTAATGCTGGCTATCTCATTGAAGGTCACAGGGATATTTGCATACCCTAAGTCTTGCGGGTCTGTACCAATAACCATGTCATCCACTTGATGTCCTTGGATGCGGTTGACAGGAGTGAACAACCTACTGTAGATGACATCATCCCCAATCCTGAATCTCTCTTCAAAGTATCCAATAAGCTCTTGCCTTATCAGCTCTTCACCATTAGGGGGGAATGTATCTTCTGTTGTTAGGGTAATGTCAATATAAACAACAACAGGAGAAGGTCTTTCAAAAGCCACAGTATGAGTAAACCCTTGAATGTCTTCTACGTTTACTGTAGTGTTCCCAACACTGAGTATACCAATAGGTTTTGTACGCCATATTGCATTCCCAATGTCTACACTGCTTCCACCAACTATTACGGGGAGAAAGCTTTTTGGGGGAAGTCCATTCTCATCTACTACACTCGTGTCATTCTCATAGAGCTTTAATTCCACTACACCCGGAACACTAGATAGAGCTGAATAGATTGCATCAAGGGTGTTTACAGACCTTTGGAACTTACTGCCTCTAAACCTATCTCTCAGTTCTTCATCAGTCTCTCTATTCCTTCCTACTGTAGCTGGGGTGGGGTTGGTGACACTCCGCCACCCGAGGACAGGGGTAACTATCGACGTTAAGGTGCCCGCCTCCTGTCTGATTGGTCCTACTGTTTCTGCAACACCCTCCCCAATCTTAGCAACGCCTGTTATGGAGAGTGAGTTTGAAACAGAGAACGTCACCCGTTGGAATGGGTCAACCCTATTGACAACCAATACCCCCCCATCTACACTAGACGTAAGTGTGGGATGTGAGGATATGATGACAGAGTTGAGTGCTGCCAAGATAGAGTCTTGAGTAGCCCCGACCCCAGAGTCAACACTCACTGTTTGTGGGGTGTTTGATTGTGCATATGTCAAAGAGTAAGTGGTGTTGTCTGCAACAGACTCAACCACCACCTCCACTCCTGAAGCGTTATCAGGGGTCAACCCAACAGGTTGTGCAAGAGCAAACCTCTCTCCTGTGGCATTACTACTCACCACAGACCCCATAGGGATGAACGTACCACTGTCTCCTGACAATAACAGGGTCGCTGTTGAGGGTGATGATGGTAGTCTGCTCAATCCCCCTAAAGCCACTAGATTGTCTAGGGCGACTCCTGTTGCTGAGTTGGGGTCAAATGCAAGATACACTTGATGAGATAGCTCCCACAGGTCAGCATTACCTACCGAAACTAATGTAATCAGTCTCCCTAATAAGGACGATGCTGAAGTATCTACTATCTCATTTGGAGGAACAAGGTCAGCAAATATATTAGCTGCCCTCTCCCTCATACTCTCTTGTACTTCTGTCAGCCTCTTTATTTTGAAGCCTTTATCCGAAATGCCATAGTTTGCCATATCTCTCCCACTTACAGCTCAATTGATATAGGGGAGGTTTCCCCTTCTCTCGTCTTCACGCGAAACTTCACTGAATAAGCCCTTCCAGACAAAGAGGATTCGTAGTAAGTTATTTCCCTTACCCCCTCTTCGGCCAAGATCGCTTGCTGAAATATCTGATCTACAGCCGACTTAGTGGGTTTTCTTGCCAGTATTCTTTGGTAATATGGAATGCCGTAGTTCACATCAGCAAACCACTCCCCCATGAACGTGAGTAGCCGAATCCTCAATCTCTGTGCGACTGTCTCAATCCTCTCAGTGGTTACACCTTCGGCAGTAAGGGGTCCGTTGATGAAAACAGCGTCCCCAAACTGAGGCGAAGCGGGGTCCATATCCATTTTAATATCCATTCTCTCTCCTCATGCCTTTGGTCCTGTAGTTCCGTTTCCGGGTTGTACCCCTATATGGGTGTGTGTGGAATATTCTTCACCGTTATAGGTGAACATGCCATTAACACTCACATTAGAGTTGAACACTGTGTCGGACGCATTGACAGTTACGGAGCTACTGTTAACTTCAACATCACCTGCGTTAACTTCAACCTTGCTCGCAGTGTTGATTACGATAGTACCATCCCCCTTCAACCGCACTTCATTCTCTGCTCCAGTGCCAATGTTGTTGAAGAGAACTAAGTCCTCGTTGCTGTGAGGGAACTTATGGAAATGAGGTCTGGTTATGTTGACGCTGGGTGGTTGAATCCCCGGAAAAAAGATAGCGTCTGATTTGTCAAACTTGGCCCTATTCAGTGGGTTAACCAAAGCCCCATTACTTGCTTTCCAAGATTCCAAGTTACGCATGGAAAAGATCGCAAGGCCGGTTGTTCCAACTTTAATAGGGAACATTACACCTGCACTACTGCTCATCGGGAAAGACACAGGAACCCCTAATATTGGAGTTCGTTGGGATACCGTACCATCAACAAACTTCTGATTGATAGTGGGTTGAATGTCAACCAATGCACCATCCCCTCCCTCACGTACAGTAATGACAACACAGGGGATGGCTGTATATATATTGTTCATCTCGGACCAAAAAGCAGACCCGAGAACACTCTCTAGTCCTGCGGACGCTTGCATCATTTGCTCACCACCTTCTCTATCGCAACAGCACGACATTCAGTGTACCATGCAGAATCCCTCCATCCACCCGTATGCCGAACCTCTTCCAACTTATACCAACCCTTGATGAACGTGTCTTCTAGCTTGACAATGTTACCGGGCAACAGATTGGGGTTTAACAGTTGTGTCCACTGTACCGCTTGCTTTTTATCTTTGTCCTTCTCTGATCTTCGAGAATCCCCCGAAGCCCTGTAAGCATTCTCAATTAGTCCAGAGTTCTTCGAGATGACGTAAGCATCTGCAAAGTTCTCGTCATTAGCTCGATCACTGTCATGGACATAGAGAACGTCATCGTCCAGTTGCCATTCCAACTGATACTTCCTAGATAACTCATCGAGCATTTTCCGAGGGGTTCCTTGTAGAGGATACCCGTAGATCAGCTGACTATTGATATTGGTTCCATTATAAACCCCCCGACTCACATTCGGGATGGCTTTTCTAATATCCTCAGCAACATCTTTCACTGTCCGTCCGGGTGAAACTAGCTTGGAAAGTATTTGATGGTTTAGTTCAACATACCCATCCCCCATCAGAATTTGAGTAACACGGTCTGGTCCACTACGTCTTGTTGTAACGTTTGTAACCTGTCCCGCAAATAGCCTCTTAACTCCGGGGTACTTCCCATCTAAACCAACATAACCTGCGCTGAATACTGCGTAGGGATAGTCAATATCTAGTACCTTCAGGCTTTCAGGGGACAGGTTGTAAACTTCTATACTAGCAGAGTTGGTTTTATCGGTGTTGTCGCTTGATTTAGTGATATCAAAAGTAACCTGTAAATCCTTGATAACCAGACCATCCGATTCACCGCCAATTTGAAGAACATACCGCCTGTTAGCCTGAATCATTACTCCTCCTTGTCGTAAACGTATACAAAGTCATAATACTTGAAGAGTTTATCTGGATACCTTTTATAAGGCTCGGTATCCACCACCTCCTCTTTCGGGAGCAGGAGAAAGAATCCAGTCATATCTGAGATTGCATAATCTGCGAAGAGTGGGTGGTTTGGTACTAGAGCTTCACCCAATATGATCGGGCTCTTATCAACCCCATAAAGGCTGAAGGTGTACAGCTCCATCCGCGTGTTATACATGAACTCCAAAGAATAGGAGTTCCCTTCCAAGCTGATTGACATATCATAGTAAGGGAGGTCAAACAGTGGAATATCTACATAAACAATCGCCATTACCTAATCACCCCCTCCGATTCTAGCAGTCTGAGATTTCACGGAATTAACAGCTTCCCGCAACCTAGATGACTTCTCTTCGTTGGCTGTCTCCACATCCCGCTCAGTACTATCTTGCTTGCCCTGCGACTCTTTAGGTGCAGATTGAGCACTCATAGACTCTGTAAACTCTTGTGGGATAGCCTCCCTGCGAAGCCCTACAAATTTAACTTGCTCAAGGGTTAGCTCGCAATACAAGGCATCCCCGCTATCAGCGTTTTCGGAGAAAGAGACATTTGTAACTACAAGGTCATAAACAACCCTGTTGAGAAATGTGCCATTATATTCATATAAGTGGACAAGGTTAATCTTTGAAACTTCATCCCCCGTGGCAGGGTCGGTTTCTGTCCCTATAACAAGCTCCCTGAGCGCTGCCTTGACTTGCTCGACCACAGAGCCTCGAAAGTCATCTAATATTACCTCTGGTTGATTTTGAGGAAGGAATTGCCTAATACTATTAGGGATAATGCTGGACAGGAAGCTATCATCCGTCCCCGCTACAGAGACAGTTGAGGGGGCTTCTCTCGCATTATTAGCCCTCTCGCCATCAGAACCAGAGATATTAACACTACCCGTGGAAACATCTACTCCAGTCACCACCGCACTAATGGTGATAGTTGGATTATCCTTAATGAAGTGGTCAACAACCGAAGCACCCGTGTCAATAGGGTGCTTCGTAACACTGCCAGAGTAGTTCTGCGTATATGCGGTTACGGCGTCGAAGTAGATGAAAAATCCATTTTCATCCCCAACGTCTCCCGATCTTAAAGCTAAACTCATGGCTACTCCGTTGTTGTGTATTGTTGAATTGTAGTCCGAATGACGTTGCTGAACCTTTCTTGGAATTGGTCATTAAAGTCATCCATGGTGGCTACATCTATCGTGGCATTAACGCTAATATCTAACGTCCCTGTAGGTGCAAGCAGACTCACCGGAGCAAGGGGTATATTAGCCTTCGGCTTAGACTGGTTCAACACTTCCTGCGGCACTCGTCTGTTATAATCGCTGTCCCACACCAACCGTTCAAACCAAGTCCTTTCTTCGAAAGTTTTAGTTGCGGGAGGCGCTTCACGTAATGATGCAGGTCTGGCCCATTCAGGAATCAAGTCAAGCATGAAGTCATGGAAGCGGTCAAACTGACCCCTTAATGTGCTCATTATTGAATCCCACATGTCGGTGATCCAGCTTAACATGTTGTCCTTTGTTTCAGTAAAGTAATTCTTCAACCACTCTACTGTATCGAACGTAACCCCGCCAAGCCATTCGCCTATTTTCTCAGCATACCCCATTGTTAACGTGTTACCAAGATCGGCAAGTGTACCTAGAGTGCGAACACCTAAATCTCCAAGGAAACTATCTTGTCCGAAGTTGAGGCCATACTTCTCTCTGAACTCGTCAGTGGACGTATTATAACTACCCCAAGCACTATACATGGCAGCTCCCGCAACGTAAGGAGCTGCCCCCTTCAATAAGCCGGGGACGGCCCTAACTGCCCGTCTCCCACGCCCTATCTGAGGTCCAGCAAAGTCGGGATTAGTTGTGGGAATCTTAAACAAATCACCAAGCAGTCCCAATCCACGCAGAGCCTTCATGGAGACAGAAATAGCAAGCAGGCCAGCAGAAACACCGAACAAAGCTCTTTCAAAGCCGCTGAGTTTAATACCGCCCTCTTCCAGCCAATCCAGAATATCTCCGGTTATACTCTTACCCTCCCCGCTAATGCCCATAGATATATCTTCCAGCACCATGGCAATACCTGAGAATAAGAGGCCCACCTTACCCCACTTGGTCATCATCAAGCCACCCACAATGGCAAGATTGGCGAAGTTCTTTTCCGAAATCCCGCTCCACTTAGACAGCGATTCAAAACTGCCAGTCACGCTGTTAAGAACGAGATTAAACGGCCTCAGTAGTTTGGTGAAGTCTTCAAACGATCCTGCGAGCGCTCTCACCAGAGGAGTAAGCCCCCTAACCCCTTCGGTCATCCCTTTCCAGAAATTACGGAACCCTTGCTCAACCCCTGCATTAGAACCCGCCATTATCAGGTCTGCAAGTCCCCCTCCAAACCTACCTTGCTCTGCAATAGACGTTCTCTTCATTACGTCTATCTTAGGTGCGGCTCTCTCACTCATCAAACGGGCAACAATCGGCATTATACGTGCGGATTCAATTGAGCCTGTCCCAACGTCCTTATAAAACCTCGCCAAAGCAGCTTGTCCGGTTTCTCCCGAACCAATCATCTCCGCATACGCTTCTGCGAAGATTGACATTGTTCCCGGAAGAGACTCAGCCATCTGTCGTCTACATCATGTTCAAGAGTGGACGCTACTCCACTCCCCGCACCATTACGTGCTGCTGCATGTCTCCATGCAGATCAGACTATATCTTCACCTACGTCTTTACGTTTAGGTGTCTCCCATTTCCACCACCAATAGCTTGTGGTGTACTTCCTTTCGGAATAGTCGTTGAACTTTGATCTTAGAAATAATCGTCACTAATTGTGCGATAGCGTATTTTGTTTCGGATACGCTTAACCTCAATTGTAGTGAGCTTTTTGTTAGTGGCCATTTCCGATATCTTCTTATCGGCATAGCCATCTATAATCCTCTCACACACCCATCTTACTGTACTTTCAGATAGGTCGGTTCTAAATTTATGGTCTATGGGGTACAACTTCCTAATGTGGAAATACGTACTACCATCCCTAATTTTCCTAACCACATGGTGGGATATGCCGTGCTTGTGGGCGATGTCTTTAGGCAAACACCCATCTTGTAACTCTTGGCATATTATGTGAACAAGGTCATCCGAAACTGTCCCATTGTACAACCCGTCCCCAACCTCCCTCAGACCAGTCTCCAAAGCATGTCTGTGATTTTGTGACTTAGTTGTCCACTCTAGGTTAGAGAAAGAGTAATCCTTCTTATCTCCATTGATGTGGTTGACCTCAACATACAACTCAGGGTTAGGATTTTCTACCCAGCAATCCATTATAGCGTAGTGGATACAGGCCCATGACGCCTTTCCACCGTGGCTCACTCTGAAAACTGGATAATCCCCGCCCGTAAGCATTCCCACCTTCATCTCTTTTTCAGTGTCCCACCTAAAGGCTCTTCCACACTTACTCACCCCATAATTGGGCCACCGTTTGGAACGAGACACTTTGACACCATCTATTGTTTTTTCTTCCACTATTTACTCCTTACTGAACTTGGGGAGCTTCTAAGACCCTTAGCTGCTGATCGCCCCTATGGTTGACATTATCACTTTCCACCACTCTATTATAAGTGGCTTCACCCATAGTATCACTACTTGGGGAAGTAGTCAACCCTTAGCAGGGTTTTCCAGCAATTAGAGAGATTTGTTTTTCTGTATATTTCTATACAGCGAAGCTAGTATTAACTTCTTCCATTGATAAAATGCCTTTACCGAGCATCTGGTTAAGTGCGTTATTGATCAGCTTTCGACGATAGGAGGTAACACCCATAGCTGTCTGGTATTCCGACACACCACGGAAGATATCTTGCGAACCCTCAATACTTAACCCTGCTCCGAGCGAGTTAGAAAGAAATTGGTTGTAGTCTTGAGCACTGTCCATGTAATTGAAGCCAATATCTTGCCCCAGCCTTTTTAACCAATCAAATGCCTCTACGCCTTGCTCCTCAGTTAATCCTTGGGACTGGACAACCGCCTGAGTTGTGAGACGTGCGGAAATTGCCTCTTGGTTGGACCTATTCAGTGTGGAAAAACCATAAGCACCGCCGATGAACGGAAGGCTCCCCACACCATAGCGGGCAAAAGCCCCTGTAGCACCACCAGCCCTCAGATAGTTACCACTGCTGTGGTTGGCTGCACTACGTCCAAACGTAGCAAGATTAGTTGTACGTGTAGGAGTAGCACCAGCAAGCATACCCGTCCGGATATTACGGCGTTGCTCAACTAGGCTTCGTCTGCGACTCCTCTCAATCCCTTCTTCGGAACGTAAACCCTCCCTTTTAAGTTTGACCTCCTCTCTGGCCGTAGATAGAGCTTCCTTACTTTGTCTACGATAAAACTCAGCCATGCTGCGAAGTTCTGGAGACTTCCCAACAGGACCAAGATGGGACATCCTTTGCTCCATCAGTCCAAGATTTCTGAGCCTACTCCTCTCCGCCATTTGCGCTCGGGTAGTCGCTACAGCACGTTCAAGGCGCTCATCATATTCTTGGAATGCGGAACCGAGGGGACGAAACCGAGGGTTGTTCGTGCCCAGAGACCTGAGCGCTGAAGCCTCGGGTTCAACTACGGACTGCCGAAGCTTGTCAGCCACTTTTGAGCTACGACCGCCAACAGCTTCTCCTATTGCTCCCCTGACAACAGGAAGGGCTTGTAACACCCTGCCCCTTCTTTCAGCTTGGTCGAACGCACCTTTATAGAAAAGGTTGAGAAGCCTTCTGTCTTGACTCCCTTGAGGCAGCACCCTCCTTCCCATCGCAGGGAACATGGCGTTGATTCGGGATTGTACGGCGGTGTTTACAAAGGGGGTGGACCGGAGCCTAGCTCCAATACGTTGGGCTTCCCTTTCAGCAGCCGTCAACCTCTTCACTGCCTTGGTTTTCTGATCCACCGCCTTAGCTGCTGCAACATCTGCTTTAGTGGACGCAACTTTTGCAGCTGTCTCGGCTTTCACCTGCTTAGTTACACTTTCTGTAGCTTTAGCCTCTTCCGACTTAGCCTTGCTTCTACCTTTTAATTTCTTTTCAGTGGCATCAAGGAACTTGTCTACCTTATCCAGTTCCTTTTTGTCAACCTTAATACCAAGGCTCGCCCAAAACTCAGCAATTTGTCCTGACATCTATTACCTCATCTTACCCTGTGGGGTTGGAGAGGCTTTTTTCCGGGCCTCTTCTTTTTCTTTCTCTAGTGCGATTTCGCGTAAGGAGTCGTGTGTATCTAACACCTCAAGCATGTCGTACAACTGCCTAGTGGAATACCTATACTCCATCTCCGCTATGAGGTGTAAGCCGCCTAATTCGTGTGTAGCAACTCTAAAAATTTCCCACCTCTGAGAGAATTTATCAAATATCTCTTTCTCTACAGCAGAGACCCTGCCTGCCGCTGAATCGGAACTTAAAGTTCGTCCTCTCCAGCGGCTTCGTTGAAAACATCCCCGAAGTTAAACTCCAGCACCTGATTGAACAGATTACGCATATGCCCCAGCTTACGTGCAAAGAGAATGTCAAATGACAACGCACTTCCGCTGGCCTTGTCTGAGATAACTTTATTATCCTTTGTTACAGACATGCAGATGATTTGTTTCATCACAGAAAGGTCGGGTTTACCACTGTCAATTTGCTCCTGATAGCGCTCAAGGAACTCCAGACCTTTTGTGGCAGGGAGTGCTGTAATAGTGTACAGAACACCATCAACTTCAAAATCTTCGCTCGGCAGTGCAATATTAGAAAGATCAATCTTACTCATTTGTTTCTCCTCTTTAATTAAAATATGTTACCAGCAATCCCCTTGATTCCTCCCACGATGGCATCAACCAAAGGAGTTTCGGGTTTTGTATTACCGGCAATGGTGTATTCAGAAGTACTCTGACAAAAGATAGTCCAAGCCCTGAACTCAAAATCTCTGGAAAATACGACTTCGGGGTAGGATAGGATGTATGCCTCGTCGCTACTAATAACAGTACGCCCTGAATAATCTTTGAGCGTTATAGCTAGACGCCCAGTTCCCTTTACTAAGTCTTGGGAATGTATGGCGCTCAGGACATCGTTACTTGGGGAGGCTTGATGGAGGGTGATTGTGAGACTAGCGGAGGTGTCAAGGCTGGGGACTCTAGTGTGCTTGCCACGAATACCCCTAACGGGGATGAAGCCAGCAGAAGTCCGAGAGATAGAGATGTCTTCCCATCCAACCAGAATGTAACCCCCAATATCCACTTTAACATCTTTAGGTGAATAGGTGTTCACGATCATCCCATCCATTAGAAGATACCTCCCAGAGAAGGCAGTGCGCTTACAGCCATATTACTGAGGTCTTGAATCAGCCCCGATGGAGATATATTTCCACCGATGTTGATACTTGCCTCGATACTTTTAAGGGTCCACGACCTCCCCTCAATATTATTGCTTTTCACGATTCCCGGTACAACTTCAACCCAAGACGTAGTGGAAAAGAACAAGTCCGTTCCAGTCTTATCCTTGACTAGAACAGGGAATTTCCCCTTCTGGGTAATTTCATCAAGCTGCCACAACTTCGTTAAAACATCATTAGTCTCACTTGTACTCATCAATGTTAAGGTCAGTGTGTAGACATCACTCTGTTGATATAGTCGCATGACTTGCCCATCAGCGCTCACGCGGGTTTGGAAAGGTTGTACATCTTTAGTGATTTCAATAAAAGTTCCGTCCAAGAAACCTTTTACAGGAATGAACCCAACCAGCAGAACATCCACTTCATCAGGACAGTAGTTGGCAAGTCCAGCCATTATTCCCCCTTAGAAACAGAGGGGACAAAAACGTCCCCTCCACTTTCTTTTAGTTATTAGTGACTTTCCACCGTTCATCAACCGAATAACCAAGGGCTTCGACAGCACTAACCTCTTGCTCACTCAGCGGCATATTACCACCGATTTGCAGATCAGTTCCGAACATGAAGATTCCCCAGTCCCGTGTCTCAATAGATGTGGAGAATGCAGCAGTTGCAGGGGCCATGATGATCGCGTTAGCAGTTGACATTACGGTTTGACCGGAAAGGTCTTTAATAGTGCAGTTGAACACCCATTCGTTACTCTGCGGGTCAGCAGCATCAGCGTCTTGCAGCTTTTGCAGAACAAGGTTGGACGGGCTGGCTTGATGCAGTGAAATGGTTACGTTCATCGAAGTAATCTTTCGTTTAGTACGAGCGAATGCGTTATCACCTACACCTTGGTATGGTTCAGATGTTGGGATAATTCGCTCCATACTAATGAACGTACCATCAGCAAAGCCTGTAATTTTATGAACAAAATCTCCTTTCGATAGAACAATGGAGAAGTCGTCCGGGCTGTAGTTACCGATAAATTGATTGGACATTACTTACTCCTTAAACCGACAGATAGATTTCAATATCAACAAAGCGGATAGCACCCGCAAGTCGAGCACGGATCACGAATACGCCAGCAGCGCGTTGTGCCCGCATGGTTTCGGGGATCGACAGGACGGGAGGAGTACTGACAGACCAGCCGCCGTCAATCAGGGTGTTGGACTCAGCTTGTGCAAGGACAGAGCGAATCTCATTTTCAATAATCAAGAGGCCCGCATCTGTCATGGGGATTTTCAGCATGTTAATCATGCGGAAATAAACTGCTTCTTGAATACGAGCTGTCAGCCAATCTTTGCCAATCTGAATGTCGATTGGAGCACCATTAAACATATCCCCGTTTTGGAAGATATTAACACCACCCTTTGCATGGTAGTAGTTGTAGTTCTTATCTTTCAGATTGGCGATAGCGGTGGCCGACAACTTGCTCACAGTAACGCCATTAGCCCGCTTAAAGTCCCAATCGTTTTGTCCGGGGGTCACTGCAAGTTGACTACCCACCCAAGCTGCTTCTGGATATTCAGTATCTGCGGTGGGAAGATAAACACCGAAGGTGCGGGCAGCACTCTTAGCGTTCAGCTTGGCACCAATATCAGTTTGGTTGGCAGTGATAGCTTGCGGGTCCGAAGTAGAGAGACCATAAATCTTCTCACGTCCTTGGATAGCATCAGACAGTGCTTCTTGCTCTTCAGGGTCACGAGTATCAGATACTACGCAATACCAATTACTATTAACTTGCTCAACAGCTTCCAACGCCTCAACAATACTTTCGGTTGTAGCCTCGTCTTCAACAATGATGTTGTCAGAAACGGAATACGACCAATCCTCAGTGGAGGAAATAACTATGGAACCAGCTGCGTCTATAGCGGTGATGCCGCTTACCAGAGCCAGCGCATCGGCAAGACCTTCAGAGATTTCAGTGTCGGTGGCACCTACACCGGACTCATAGGTGTAGTCCTCACCATTGATTGTTACGGTATAAAGAGCCTCATCTGCAACTTGAGGAACAAGAGTTACGTCAGTTACGAGACGGCGACCAATTACAACGGACGGCGGTGGCGCACCAAGTACACCAGATTGCCCGAAGACCTTCTCAGCTATCTTGTAGACGGTATCGGTGGAATTAAAATCCCCACCAACAGCTTGCAGGTTGTTGTATACCCGCGCCCGTTCGGGGAAGTTACTAAAAGTCCCGAGAATCAACGGGATTTGGAAAGAAGCAGTAGTGATTGCAGTCGATTGGTCAAATATGACCACCCGGACAACATCATCTAATTCATTAGCCATTTTTGTTTCCTTTGTTGTGGGGAGTTCCCCGTTTACTTACATTGCAGTTGTTGTTCAAAATCTTCCACCCAATCAACATCGACAGAGGTGTTGACTATGTAGTTGAAGGTAATGTCAAGAGTGAATGCCTCCACCCATTTGGTATCCCGCTTCTGAGGATTCCTCCGAAGCCGCGTCCTCGACATAATGGATATGTTGTACTTAGGCATAAGCCCTACAACACCCGGAGAATTTAAGTGATGGAGGAAGTCGTGGGCAATAGAGGGAGACTCACTCCCGTAAAAACTGAACTGAACCAAAGCCGTGTACATCACTCTGACATCCATCTTCCGATCCCTATTCAGCATAGCCGGGGTTGAGGAATGCCCTTCTTGATTCACGGACAACAGATTGATTACGACATAACTCTCTGGAGGCTCACCACCACCTTGATGGCTAAAAATTATGGGGACATTCGGATGGTCTACATTAGCCGCTAATGCTAGACTCCTCACACCATCTTCAAGAGTTGTGTATATACTTTTCATATTCTTATCCCGGCGTCACAGGAACTCTAACCGCCTGCGCCTCCCAATGATCCAACACCCCCATCTGCCACCGCCTAGCCTTCATTATTTCGTAGGTGTGCCCTTCCCATTCAAACCTGTCAGCATCCCACCCATTTTGCCCCTCTTGGGAAGCTCTTAACTCACAAGCTGAATACAAGACAAACCATTGTTTCGATCTTTCAGATTCTGGCAAGAGCAGCGTTTGATGGTATTGCATTGGCTGAATGTTAACTTTCTGAGTTACCGGGCTGTACTTCCCCTCTGCCCACCTCCCATCGACATAACCACCTTTTTGAGTATTGCGTTGGATAGTTAGGTCAACACTCCCTGTCAAGAGGAATCTTGGTTTTGTCCTCATTTTAAGTGTCCTCCGATTTCCTTCCTACCTCATGGCGCACGGAACTTACCAGCTGACTTGTCTCAATCAATGGATCATCAAACCCCTTTAATGCAATAGTGGCGTCACTGTTCGGGGGGTCATCAAATCTCAGCATTGTTTCCTGCAAGGCGTCTACGAATATCGGACCAGCTTTATCCATAGCCTCAGAGACATTACGGTCATGGTAGGCATTCATGGCTACCCACTGCATCGCTGTATAGACGTGCTTACTCCCCTTGAGTTCATCCACATACCACACCCTCATGAAGGGTCTCGGAGGGGCTGGAACTCCTCCAGCGAACATACCTGCGGTTTCGTGTCCAAACTCGTTCCAACTGGCTACTTGAGCCAGTTGGAGATTATCGTTATCATCACCGTACCTTTGATCTGCAAACCACCCAACCTTGGTGTGATAATTCTGATCTGCCGTAAGTTTCTTTTTCAGCTTTTCCCAAGCCTTCCTATTGGATGTAACTTTCATATGGACACTCCTCAGCAAGTGCGTCCATTCACCCAATCGGGAGCAGAACATTCAGGATTGCACAAGTAGGTGTCGAGCAGCTTATTCCTCACCCTATCAGGATCACAGAGCATCTGTTCCATCTCTACCCTACTAATACCAGCACCCCAAGGCATCAATCCATTAGGAATCTGCTTATTAGAGTTATTGATAAGGTAGTCAAGTGCTTTGAGGTAGTTACTGGACAGGGAGTTCCACACTTCCACCTGTCCGGTCCTCTCCCTCGTGCTCCATCCCGCCAACATCATAGACGCAGAAATAGCAGCATACCTAGAAGCGTCCATCACAGAGCCGCTCGCAATAACGAGAAACTGTAAAATGTCTTCGTCTTGAAAGAGAGGGTAGAACGGGGAGGACTCAACATCACCGATCAGTAACCGAACAAGAGCTACTTTCTCTTCATCTGTTAATTCATTCATTGTCTCTCCCCTTCCTTAATTACGCTTGCAGTGCAGCAATGATAGCGTTAACAGCTGTTGCCACATCCTCGGCTGTCGCGGTAGCTGGATCAGCAATCTCAGTGAGAGCTGCAATCTGCGCCTTGGCTTTTAGTGAATTAGACACCTCAGTTGTGGTTGGGGTGTAGTTACCAGCCTTAGCTGTGCTGGCAGTGGTGCCAATTGTAAGGTTGGACGTACCAGCTCCAATCGCTGTACGAGCATCAGCGGCTGTAGCAGCAGTCAGGACGCTCTTACCAACATCAGTGGCGTCAGTGATGTCGTCTGATGTCACCTCGCCACCACCTGCTTCCTGAATCTGTTTTTCAAGCTCTCTTACGGCGTAAATCCAACCCGCCTTAGTTTCTACTGACATTTCTTTCT